TTCCGTGTACGCAATACTGCAATGTGTAATGGTACAGTGGTAAGGATGACCTAATGCTGTAGCAGTTGCTATTGAACTAGCTTCTATTCTTTCTATTTTAGGTATGCTTTCATCTTCAACAATAGCTTTAGCTTCTTCTATATCTTTTTTAGTATACCTAATAGCTGCTTCAAAGTCAGCAGCAAAAAGATCTGGTAGACTATCTAGCCAGGCCTTAGCGGTTTTAGCATCATTAGTATGTTTATAAGATACTTGGATAGGCTCTATTGTTTCCATTGGTAATTACCTATAAATAAGCTGCGTTATTAAGCCTCACTAGAGCTCTTGTAGCCGCTACGTAGTAAAGGTTTAAAGATTCTCTTTCTTGTACGGTTAGATCAGAAATATCACTGTCACCTGTAATCTGTCCTCTTGTTATATCTTCTATAATTTTTTCTACTGAAGTATTCATATCAGGAGCAAAAGTTACTTCGTCAAATTCTAGACCTTTAGAAGAATGTGCTGTAAGTAGCGTAAAAGCATGTTTTTTGTTTTCATGGTTTTTAGCTTTGTAGTACGCATTAAAAATACCATTTTTTCCGTGCTTAATCACTAAATTAATAGCCTGCACTAACTGGATATCTTCATCATACTTTTTACGCAAATAGTTTAACATGTTTGGATTACTAGTTTTAATACCATCTTTGTTTTCAAACCAGTCATTAACATCTTCTTGCAGATGTAGATAGGCAGTGTCTGTAACTTTGCCTTGGTATTTAAGGGACGATACCATAAGAGGCGTATTAAATATGATATTAGCTTTTCTTACTAGCCCATAAGGGGTATTGTCATCATTAAGTTCTATAATCTTATTGATCAGACCAGCATTTGTCCTAGAGATATAACCCCTAGTTTTAATATCCGTCTTGTCGCTTTCGATACCTTCAAACTCCATGTCAGGATTTAAGTAGTTTTGACAGAAGTTTTGTACTGCCGAAGCAATGTGTGTTGGCACACGAAAAGACTTAGACAGTTTGAAGGTAGTACCTTGGTCTTTTAACCTATCAAAACAGTTAATAGTGTAGTTAAAAGAGTATATGTTTTGGTAAGGGTCACCAACTGCAATTTTAATACTTGCAGGTAGTAGTTTAAATATTTCTAGTGTGACTTCGTTTAGATCTCCTGCTTCGTCTAGCATAACTACACCATAAGGTTTTAGTTTGATGCTACCACTTGCAAGGTCTTTATGAAACTCTTTTAGATAGAAGTCATGAGTACATTCAATTGCTCCACTGCCCATTAGCCCTAGATAGCGCTTAGCCATTGCAGTGTTTACTCTGTTGTTTGCTTCTGCATATTCTTCGTAAGTAAGATAAGAAGATAAGCAAAATTCTCTAATGTCTTCTGCTAACATTACTTTATTAGAGAATGGCATTTTTTCTTTAACCATTTTAGGACCAAAAAAACCTACATTTAAGTCTTTAGGGTGCACTACTTTTCCATACGCAAGAGAATGTGTAGTACGACAATCTACGTATGAAGGAAATTTTTTCTTGGAACTAGTTGCAATAGCTTTATTGTAAGCAAGGTACAGGCTGTTTGGTAATGGGGCTTCTTTTGCTATAGCTGTAAGTAACGTAGTCTTGCCGCTGCCTGCAACAGAGTCTATAAGCACTAGTTCTGGCTCTGTGATGTTTTCAATGTAATTTACTACGTTTTGTTGTTCTTCAGTTAGGTTCATTTAAGAAGTTCCGATTTATTATTATTATTATTATTATTATTAGTATAATGTAAAAAGCCCTCATAAGAGGGCTTTACACAGGGAAGTTAAAACTTATGGTAGTACTTGGGCTATATTGATAGTGTGTCTTTCAATTTCACCAAACTCTTTGTGTATTACCAAGGCTTTACTGTCTTGTCCAGCTCTATAGCCACCGTTATATGCATAAGCATCTTTAGCTGCGAGAGTCCTGAATGATTCCACGGAACATCCAGAGTATTCTTTTTTGCTGTCATGATGGATATGCCCAGTTAGCCAGTAACGGAATGAGGAATTTCCCCACTCTTTTGGTCTATCTGTTGCCATAACTAGTGGTAGCTTGTCTGCTTTACAAGTGTGTCCATGATGTACTCCAAAGAAGCACTTACCATGTTGGAAATACTGGAATACTGAAGCAGTACACTCAATATTTACTCGTGGTTCGTTTGCATACATATGTTTTAACGCTGCTTGCAAGAACATAGCTCCAGTATCATCGTGATTACCTATAATAGTAATTACTTTGACCACTTCGTGATGCTCAAGTGCGGAATTAATCATTTGAATCATAATCTTTATGCCAGTGTCTACCATCATGAGGTAGTTGCCGTCAGAGTCCAGTTTATGTCCACTGCGCTCTGTTACGCCAGCTACGTTATCTCTATGAAAGTAGTCACCTAGATTAACAATGATTGCCTCTTTGCAATGAGGAGCTGTCTTTACAAGCCTGTCAAACACCCCACAAAATACTTCTTGTGCGGTGTTTAAATCCCAATTGTCACCAGCTTCATCTTTATACGCTTTCATCCCTACATGAGGGTCGCCAAGAGGATAAATAGCAAGTAAGTCACTAGATGTGTTAGACACTTCGTAGTTTTTCTTTTTAAACTTAGGCAGGTTTTCAACACACGTATCTATCCATTCTTTGATATTATCTATCGCAGTTTGTTTATCTATATCTGTTTTTACCCACTGAAGTTTAACATTGCCTTCATCGTCGTATAATGTAGATGATCCTTTAAGGACTTCGCCACTACTTACGTAGTTTCCAGAATCTAACGGTAGCTTACCTTTGGTACGCAGCGAGTTGATTCTTTTGGCGATGCGGTTAGGTCTTACTATGTAACCTGGATAATCTTTCTTTATCTGTTCTGCTATTTTAGATACATCTAAAGAGAACTTGTTACACAGCTTAACCATTGCGCTGTCACTTATCTTAGCCATGCTGGGCTCCTTACGTTTAAGTTAGTATTTTATTACTTACCAAACAAAGGGCGTTTTGCTTGTGTAGCTTTAGGCTTTGCTGCTGGTGCAGAAGATCCTGACTTTGCTGCATCAATTTTTTCTTTGATAAGCTCCGCTACGGCTTCTTCAGTTAGGCCATCTTTGTAAGTAACGTTGTCCGCATACTTCTCTTGATCTGTAGCTAAACGACTACCGATGTTTTCACCGCTTTCGGCTTCGGCAGCAGTTGCTCCATCTTCGCGATAGAATGCTTTTATTGCTTTTCTTTCTTGCAATGCATCATTATACAAAGAATATTCCATTTGCACACGCATTTTTACTGGAATGTCCATTAGCTCAGGGATAATTTCCATTTCAGTCATTTTTTGGTCACGACCTACTGGAAACTCTTGAGTTTCTGTTTCGATGTCTTGACCATCATCCATGCCTGCAATAATGCATAAGCGATTTAGCAAGCCTTGGGTGATTTCGTTAACACGACCGTCTTTATTTAAGAGGATTGGACCCCAAATAGTTTGGCTCATGCCTTCATTAGTTACGTTAAAGTTAAGCTGATATGCACCATTTTTGGTTTCAGCAATTTGTACGTAGTTTAAGACAACATCATAAATACCAGATTTATTGATTAAGCTGCCGCCGTTGCCACCGTCTTTGATAGCGTCTTGTTTTTTGGATACCGTTAATTTCACAGTGTTATTTCCTTTTGTTGTTTAATAATAAATGCGGGGGACTATTCCCCCTAGTTTTTACAGAGCAAAGTCGTCGACAGTGCTTGCATTTTTTGCCAAGTGTTCAATGTGTTGTTGTAAGTTGAAGTCATCAACTACTACATTGTCTGGCAAGTCTTCTTGCAGAGAACGTGCAGGTAGTTTAGTAGATCGAAGATGTACTGTTCTTTTATTGCTTTTAACTTCAATAAATATAGCTTCATCTACTTCTGCTAAGAAACCACCACGTTTTGCAAAAGAACCTTTACCCACTAGATTGTATTTAGCTGTATCGCTGTCATACAATGCGTGAGAAATAAGAACAACGTTCATGTTACTTGCAATCAGTGAGTTCTCGATAAAAGATGTAAATGCTACAATCTCTTTGTCTAGTTCACTGTAAATAACAAAACCTTTGTATTTTTCATTACAGTTAGCATGAATAGTGTCAAATATTTTAGATACAGAGTCGAATACGATAGTATCTGGGTATGCATTAAATTTTTCGTTGTATGCTTCAATTTTTTGTATCGTAGTATCAATAAGTTCTTGAACATTATCGAAACCAGGTACAAGTACATGAGGGACAGGAAACGGGTAACGTTTACCGTCGTGACTTACAACTAAAGAATTTTCTAAGTTTTTTGTCAGCGTTGTTTTGCCTGAGTTGGCTTCTGCTGATATTAAGATTTTTACTGCCATTATATACTCCTATCGGGGTTTGTATTTCCATTCGTTTGTAGTTGTAGCAAATGTAATACTAAATTCATGCCACGCTTTTGTTGTTACTGATTTAGGTGATCGTTGTAGCCTGTTTGCTATTACATCTAGATCTTCGCCAGCGTTAATTAAGTTTTTTAGTCTTACCAGTTCTTTCTTTTCCCAACGATTATTAAGATTTGGATATTTATCCTTTTCTTGGTTACGTTTTTTTGTTTTCACGGCAAGAAGCGGTGAAGCATTAGAAGAACCTTTTTTCTTTGCTACTTCTTGTACAGGGTCTCGTACAAATTCTTCTTCTTCTGCAATGTATTCAGCAGGGTGTGAAGCAGAGGAGCAAAAGTATATGTAAGCTTCAATGTCTTGTTTTGGTACTGCAACATGCGGCACTAAAGTCGTAACTACAGCCTCTAGTTGGCCTTTATTACGTGAAAAGTCTAAATATTTAATAATATCTTCAGGTGTATCAAGGTTTAAGTTCATAGTTTACTCCTTTATAAACAATACAGGTTTAGGTTTAGCTTTAAGACGCATATCTTGTGCAAGTAAGTGTCTTAATTCTTCGTTTTCATTCCATGTATGTACAGATTCTGCAATAAGTTTTAGACAAGACCCTATAAGATCTAGTCCTTCCTCTGTTACTTCTTCTGTGACTACGCTAATCTGTGACGGATAGTCTTTTAGGGGTTTGCCTGTTTTTTCACTTACTCTGCCCGTCTCATTCTTACTAATATACACTAGTTTTATGTAGTCTATTGTGCGGCCTTGCTGTTTTAAGACCCACGCATACGTCATTTGCTGAAACCAGTAACTACGAGTAAATTTAGTGGGTAAAGTTTTTGCAGATGTAGTTTTCCAATCCATAATAGAATTGCCGCGTAAGGCATCAATAGAGCCTCCAGCACCAATTCCTGGAAGTATTTCATGAAAGACAAATTCTTCTACTTTGTCTGGCATATTTTGCATTACAAAAGGCAGAGCTACATCTAGCATGGGTCCATACTGAGATAGTATGTGCTGTTGATCTACTTCTGGATTTTCTATAGACAGTACGTAGTCTTCAATAGCTTGATAGTCTACTTCTCCTGTCTCTACAAACATCTCAATACCTGCGTGTACTACAGTACCTAGGTGTGATGCCGTATTTCCTATAAATCCTTCTTCGCCAAGTAGGTGCTCTCGGTACCAATTTGCAGTACTATCGAAAAATTTACTTACTTGTGAAGCGCCGATTCTAAAAGCGTTTTTTGTTATGTCTTTACCTACATTGTAGGCAAAATAATTTTTTTGTGTCATATCTATTCCTATAATAAATATTCTGGCCAGTCTTCTATCATATCTTGTTTACTTGTGTATACTCCTAAAAGTTTATGGACTTTAGGAGTAACAATACAATCAGGAGAATCTGGAGAGCTATCAGATAAAATTTTTACTTCTGTATTTGTTCCTACGTAATGTATGTAATACAGTATATCTAGTGCAGTAAGAAAGAGCTCGTATACTCCTTCTTTTGTATCTACAGGCTGCAGCAATTCCAGTACTGCTTCTTCGTCTGTTTCTTCTTTTAACAACCTTTGCAGCTTATTAAAATTAAAAGACTGACGAGTTAATGTGTACATTCCTTGACTAGTTGCAATAGCAAAAGAATCGTTACTAAGTTTTATGTATTGCATAATTTTCCTCTAACTTT